GGTCCCCGCACTGCAATCCTAGCCTTCACGAACGTCAGCGATGGAACCGGCGCGTCCGCCGTGACCAAAATCGACGTGTCCGCCCTTTCTAACAATCCCGTTGATAATGGCGCATGTACCAGCGTAAACATTGAGCGCGTTTGGTATTCGACCATTGGTATGGGGGTAGAAATTCTGTTTGACGCAACGGCTGACGTTTTGGCGTGGGAGCTTCCTGCTGACTATTCAGATTCACTGGACTTTTCCTCTTTTACAGGCATCCGCAACAATGCCGGCGCCGGTAAGACGGGGGACATCAAGTTCACCACTGTAGGTCACACGCTGGGCGACTCTTACACAATCGTCCTGCAAGTGAAAAAGAACTACGGCTAATGCGCCTCTACTACAAAAAAGGCGGCAAGACGGAGTCGAGGGTCAATGAAGCTGGGAACTATACCAAGCCATCCCTGCGTAAGCGCCTGTTCAATAAAATCAAGGCAGGCGGCAAGGGCGGTAAGCCCGGACAGTGGTCTGCTAGAAAAGCACAGATGCTCGCCAAACAATACAAAGATGCGGGCGGAGGCTACAAAGACTGATGGCCAAGGGGGTCAAACACTACCTGAAGGACGGCACGATCCACAAGGGTGGTATGCATAAAATGCCGGATGGATCTCTGCATTCTGGGAAGATCCACGGCAAAAACAGCAAGCGGCTCTACCACTATGGCGACCTATCAAAGGCGGCAAAAGAGAGGGCTAGACGTTCGTGGCGCTAAAGAAGTCGCAAAAATCCCTCAAGAAGTGGACAAAGCAGAAATGGCGCACCAAGTCGGGCAAGCCCAGCACCCAAGGATCGAAGGCGACGGGAGAAAGGTATTTGCCTGAAAAGGCGATTAAATCGCTATCCGACAAGGAATATGCCGCTACCACCCGCAAGAAGCGGGCGGATACCAAAAAGGGCAAACAGCATTCTAGCCAGCCCAAGAAGGTGGCTAAAAAGACAGCGAGGCACCGCAAGTAATGCGACTTTACTACAAAAAAGGCGGTCGCGTTGATAAGGGCGCGATGGCATGCAACAAGCCAAAGCGGACTCCGGGCCATTCCAAGAAGTCGCACATCGTTAAGGCGTGCGAAGGCGGCAAGGAAAAGATTATTCGCTTTGGACAGCAAGGTGTAAAAACAAACCAGACCGTTGGCCAGCGTAAGGCGTTTAAGTCACGCCATGCAAAAAACATTAAGCGGGGGAAGATGTCTGCGGCTTATTGGGCAGACAAGGTTAAGTGGAGCCCCAGCAAGACCAAATCCAAATCCACCAAGTGGAAGAAGGGTAGCTGAATGGCTATCAGCAGAGCGCAAGCCGGCAAGCAGACCAAAAACGCTCCCGGCAAGGTCAAAAAGGTCATGAAGGAGTTCAAGGCCGGCACGCTGAAGTCTGGCGGATCAGGCAAAAAAGTGACCAACAAGAAGCAGGCGGTTGCCATTGCTTTGTCAGAGGCAGGCTTGAGCAAGAAAAAAGCGGCTCAAGGCGGGCAAATGCCCAAGGCCAAATGTAGAAATGGCATTGCCATGCGGGGTAAAACGAGAGGAGTGGTTGTTTAAATGGCGACTAGCGGCACAACCAGCTTTACTCTGGACTTGGCAGATATTATGGAGGAGGCGTTTGAGCGTGCTGGCTCCGAATTGCGTAGCGGGTATGACTACAAAACCGCCCGTCGGAGTCTTGATCTGCTCATGCTTGAGTGGCAAAACCGGGGGCTAAACCTCTGGACGGTCAGGGATGCATCGCTCTCCCTTGTAGCGGGTACGTCGTCATACGACCTTACTGCTGAAAAGTTAGACATAATAGAAGGGCTGTTACGCACAGACGCTGGCAACACTTCCAAGCAGTCTGACCTGACTATGCAGAGGATCTCTGTCAGCCAGTATGCGCACCAGACAAACAAGCTGACGCAAGGGCGCCCTCTTCAGTATTACGTTGAGCGCAAGCCCACTGGCATCACGGTCCATTTCTGGCCCGTCCCTGACGCCACAACTAGCTACACGTTCGCGTACTACTACCTAGACCGCATCGAGGATAGCGGCAAGCCGGCATCCAACAACATGGATGTGCCCGCACGCTATCTGCCCTGCCTTGTAGCAGGACTGGCCTACCAGATAGCCAGTAAAAAACCAGAATCAATGAGCATCGCGCCTGCGCTCAAGCAGGTGTATGAAGAGCAGTGGAATCTTGCGGCGGATGCGTCCCGCGAGAAGGCGGCTCTGTATATGGCGCCGGGAGGCTACAACGACCTATGAGCAGTTATGCCAAGGGTAAGCATGCTTTCGGCTTTTGTGATCGGACTGGATTCCGTTACCCACTGCGCGACCTTGTTCGTCAAATCGAGGATGGACGCTGGAATGGATTGCTGGTTGGTCGAGACGTAGTCGATCAGGACCAGCCCCAGCTTAAATTGGGGGATGTAAATGCGAATGACCCACAGGCTCTTAGGTTTCCTAGACCTGACAATTCACTTGACGAAAGCCGCGCTTTGTCTGCCTTTGATCCCGTTGGTGGTGGCAATACAGCTCTTGGGAGCCGCACTGTGGGCCTTGACATGGCAGGTGTGGTTGGGCGCGTAACAGTAGAGATTTCCTGATGGCATTTACCTTTACCACACTGAAGCAGGCCATACAGGACTACATGGAGTCCAATGAGACCAGCTTTGTCAATAATCTGCCCACAATCATCCAGCAGGCAGAAGACAAGATTCTCAAGACGGTACAGTTGCCTGACTTCCGGAAGAATGTGGAGGGATCTGTTGCCGCAGGCAGTCAATATCTGGTGATGCCATCGGATTTTTTGACGCCTTATTCGTTAGCGATTGATAATTCCGGATATGACTACCTTATTTTTAAGGATGTAAACTTCATCCGACAGGCTTACCCAGTGGCCGGAACCACTGGCGCCCCCAAGTATTACGGCATTTTTAGCCGCACAGCATTTATTCTCGGCCCCACCCCAGACGCGGCATACGACGCAGAACTGCACTACTTCCACAAGCCTACCTCCATCACCACCTCTACGGACGGCACTAGCTGGCTCGGCACCAATGCCGAATCCACGTTGCTTTATGGCTGTCTTGTTGAGGCGTACACCTACCTGAAGGGCGACCCCGACCTGATGCAGTTGTACACCCAGCGGTACATGGAAGCGCTGGCCAAGCTGGAGGAGCTGGGTGAGGGCTACAGCACAACAGACAGTTACCGCGGCGGAGAGGTAAGGAAGCCTAGAACGTGATTGATACCGCCGTTGGCAATGTATTTGTACAGACGACTTCCAACAGGGGTTTTACCCCGGAAGAGGTTGCCGAAAGATGCCTAGACAGGATCGTTTCGGTTGCTGAGGACGCCACTCCCGAAGTTCGGGCGCAGGCGCAGGCATTCAAGGAGAACATCAGGAAGCTCCTTGTTTACTACATGAAGGAAGCGATTAAAAGCGACCGAACTACTGTTTATAACGCCCTGTGCGATGCGGGGCAAAAAGACCTAGCCGAACTTATCAGGAGACTTTGATATGGCTTTTTCCGGTAATTACATGTGTACCAGTTTTAAGCAGGGACTGCTTCAGGCCCAGCATGACTTCACCGCCAGCACAGGTCACACTTTCAAGCTGGCAATGTATACCAACAGCGCAAGTTTTGATGCGTCTACTACCGACTATACCGCTACTAACGAAGTTAGCGGCACGGGTTATTCTGCTGGCGGCGGCACGCTGACCAACGTTACCCCCACCACGTCAGGAACAACAGCTTTGACTGACTTCGCGGACTTGACGTTTAGCTCGTCAACGATCACTGCTCGCGGCGCGTTGATCTACAACACGACTACTGGCGGTGGCACGGGAACGACTGACTCAGTCATTGTTCTGGACTTTGGCTCTGACAAGTCATCCAGTGCGGGCGACTTCACCATTGTGTTCCCTACTGCTGACGCATCTAACGCTATTATTCGGATTGCATAATCATGGCTCTGGTCGTTGCTGATCGCGTAAAAGAAACCACCACCACGACAGGCACGG